GAAAAAAAAGCAAAAGAGTATAAATCTATGATAGATGAAATGGCTTTAGATGAGATTACTAAATATGGTAGAGAAGGAACAGAAATAGATGGCTTTAAGGTAAGCACTAGAGCATCAGCTGGAAGATGGGATTTTAAACATATTACAGAAATTCAAAATCTAGAAAATGAGCTAAAAGAGTTAAAAAATAAACATAAAGGAGCTTATAATCAGATGCTTAGAAATTTAACTACTTTAGGAGAAGGAGGAGAAGTTATAATCCCTGCTAATTTTAAGCAAGGAAAAGAAATAATAGTAATAACTAAAATAAATAAATAATATGGAATATATAATAAATGGATTCTGCTTAGGAATAGGATTTATAGCTGGAATGTATATAACAACTCAAATCAGTATATGGATAGGAAAAAACATTAATAAAAATGGTAAATCATAAAAAAGTTTATTGTAATTATTTTGGTTATGATATAGGAGATGTAATAAAGTGCGAGATGTGCCTATATGATATACATCGGCCTTTTAGTGAAAAAAAAAAAGTAAGAGAAGCAGTAGATGTGCATCATATTATAAGCAGAGGAGCTGGAGGAGCTGGATATAATAGAATAAGAGGAGATAGTAAATATCCTAGAGATTATCCAGAAAATTTAGTAGCTCTGTGCCGTGAATGTCATCAGGAAGTAGAGAAATCAAAAGAAGCAAATAAAAGATGTAAAATAATTCATCTTAAAAACATTATTAAGAAATTAGAAGAAGATCAAATAAATAGCATCAAATGGTAAATAAAAAGAATAAAGAGCTTAATATAGAAAATACTGCTATAGAGTATTTTACTCATATAGGAGAAAGAGCAGTAATATATAATAAGAAAATTAATAAAGAAATAGAAGGCCTTAATAAATTTAGTAAAGAGCAAAAGAAAATTATTAAAGAGTTTTTTATACATCTTTTAAAGGAGCTAGACAAATGAAAATAAATACTTATATTTGTGATTCCTCTTTGGAGGTTTTTGTATTGTTTCTGTTTGTGTAAGGGCTTATATACTTAGGTATATAGGCCTTTGCTATTTATATATATGTATAATATGAAAGAGATTAAATTAGAAGATTTGCTTAATATGGCTGGAAGTAATGTATATGATACAGAGTATAGCTATAAACTAACTATAAGCTGTAAAGAAACTACTTATATAATGTTTAAGGAATTAAAAGAGAAACTAAAAGCTATAGGAGTTAATGTTAATAATGCTCAACTATTTGAGTATATGACTATAGAGATGTTTAATAGTAATTTAAAAAGTATGGAATAATGCAAAAAAATAAAATATATTTAAAAGATTATAGAGATATAATAAAAGATTTAGATAAGGAGAAAACTCTTATAATAACTGATCCTCCTTATAATGTAGGATGGAAATATAAAACTTATAAAGATAAAGTTTCAGAGGAGGAATATAGAGAGATGTTTAAATGTTTTAAGGGTTTTAGATTTGTAGTTATACATTATATAGAAGATATAATAAATTATATAGTACCTAATCTAGGAGTACCATCAAGAGTAGTACAATGGATTTATAATAGTCAGATGGCTAGACAAAGTAGAAGCATCGCTTTTTTTAATTGCACTCCTGATTTTAGTAAAGTAAAGCAACCATATAAAAACTTAACAGATAAAAGAATACTGCAAAAGATTTTAAATGGTAGCGAAGGATGCAACTTATATGATTGGTGGAATATAGATATCGTAAAAAATGTAAGTAAAGAGAAAGAGGATTACTATAATCAAATACCTGAAAAGGTAATAGGTAATATAATTAAGATAGTAGCTAATGATGGAGATTTGATATACGATCCTTTTTTAGGTAGTGGAACTACAGCAGCTGTAGCTTATAAGCTAGGTTATGATTATATAGGTACTGATATATGTGAAAAAGCTATAGATGTTTCTACTAATAGATTAAATAAAATATGTAATACATTAATATAATGCCTACACTACCTAAAACAACTAACTATAAATGGTTAAGGAAAATTAAAAAAGATTATAATAAATCTTATTCTTCTTCTGCTTTAGCTAAGGAGTATCACACTACTAGATGGAGGAAGCTTAGGAGCTACTACATTAAAAGGAATCCTTTATGTGTTATGTGTAAGGAGAAGAATATAATTAAAGAAGCTTATATAGTGGATCACATAGTAGAGGTAGCAGATGGAGGCGAGATGTATAATTATAATAATCTTCAGAGCTTATGCGATGCTCATCATAGAAGTAAAACTAGTATAGCTGTGCACAGAAGAAAAAAAAAATAAATTAATAGTATGATGATTAAAAATAAAAAAAAATACAGCTAAGGGCCTTTATAAGGGAGGGTACTTACAATCATAAATACTATTTAACCTCCAAA